TTTTAATACATCTTTCAATGTAGTACCCAATCTTCTAGCTTCAATGGCTTGTTTAGCAATAAGATTTACATCACCTTTAAAATATGTATATGTATCTGCTGCCGAGTCTGCTATATCTTTAAACACTTGCGATGGAGCAACACCAGCTAACTTAGCCATATCAGCTACTTGCTGTGAAACTCCTTGTGCAGTTTCGGCAGATAAGCCAGCCATACTTTGAAAAATCATATTAACGGCTGCCGCATCTTTTTGTGCAACTCCAAAGTTTTTGTTTAATACAGATACGTTGGCCGCTACTGCTTTTGATACTGGAACTGTATCACCAAATTCACTTTTAAATGCCGCAATACTATCATATGCAACTCCAGCATCCACACCTAATTTAGCAAAATCAACTCCAATACTATGTGCATCTTTTTGAATTTGCTTTGTTTGAGAATTTGTTAAACCAGTTTCTTCTCTAAACTTCTTACTTGCTTCTTGTATTTCAGTAAACGATGATAATGCGGCTGCAAATAATGCACCCATTATTACAATTGGACCCAATCCCGCTGCAATCCCTTTTATCATATCCTTTACAACAGTTAAAGCGGATTGTAATCCTTCCGGTAATTGCTGTACTAATCCATCCTGTTGCTTTTGTAATTCAACTAATCGTTCCGATTGTTTTATTAAATTTTCGTTTGATTGGAATATTTGTTCTGATAACTTTCTATCTTCCTCATTCATTCCTATAATAGATGCTTGAAATTCTTGTCTTCTTCTTTGTGCATCAGTTATACCAAACACATTTTCTCTTTCGGTTGCTAACCCTTCAGCCGCATCTACCTGTGTACTTCTTATACCTTCTAATGCTTTTCTTCTTTCCTGCAGCGATTCTAATTCGTCTCAGGATGCATTTATTTCCTGCTTTTTAAGACTTAATATTCTAGCCGTTATTGCTGCAAATTGATTACCACCATTATTAGAATCTGTTAAAAGCTCTTTTACTTTTGGTGTCATTTTTGCAAATGATGATGCAAAATCATTTGAGGTTTCCCAAAAATCTTCTTGCTTTTCTGCCGCATCTGCCCAAAACTTTACATAATCGCTTGCTTTATCTTCAACCTCTTTTAAACTTTTTAATTGTTCGTCTAAATTTTTACCATGAGTTTTGTCTTCTTCATTTCTTTTTTTGAGACGCTTGATTTCTTCATGACCAGCAACAGCCATTCTTTTATTTCGCTCTTCTATTCGCTGTTCAATCTGCTCTCGCTCTTTGAGTAATTGATTTTGTCTTTCTAGCTCTTGAGCGGATAAACTTCTTACATCTGCCATTTACAAAAATTTTATTTTACGAACCCATGTTTTTGCAAATACTGATAAATATCCGGCTCATCTTTCTTTACTTTATCCAAATAATCAGCGGCTTTATCGTGTATCTTTCTTAAATCAGATTGTAACTTTTGTAACACCGGGTCATTGTTTACAATGGTTTGAAGTTTTTCAGGTGTTTTGTTACTACGAAACAACCCCCAAAATTCCGATAGGTTGTTTTCTGATATTTTATATTTTTTTGCCATTTTATGTTTATTTACACTTATTCAAACTATAAATATCTATTAAAAGAAAAAGTTAGGACTATCTTTTAATCCTAACTTTTGAAGATGTATTACCTTTTTGAGCCTGTTTAACATCTTCTGCTTCTTTCTTTTTAGATTCAACTAATTTTTCATAGTAAAACATCCTTAAATACGTTGGCATTTTGTATAGTTCCATGATTGTAAATCCGTTACTATATTCAACCATTTCAAATATTTGAGTATGTAGATGAACACTATGATTCCTCGGAAGGCCAAAAACATCAACCGATTTAATCATATATCTCAATCGTGTTGTAATTTCAAATGAAGTATCCTTATTTATTTTTTCTAATGCTTGGATATCTTTATCAATTGCTCTTTCATCACCATGTGTAAGTAACTTAAATGTTAATTTATTTTTACCAACCGGTGTTTCAAATTGAAATTCATTAATATTTGCAATATCTGATACATCAATATCTTTTGTTCTAATTTCAGATAAATCTACAGTTGCTTCAATAGTTTTACCGAGTTTGTTAGAATAAAACGATATTTTGTAATTTGGTCCATATCCCAAAAGTCTTGTTGCAAGAACAATTGCGTTTTTATCACCGATTAAGATATCATCAATATTAACATCATCTACTATAATTGATTCAAAAAGTTTATCTAAAACAATACCTTTTTTAATTAAGTTTGCAGATGAAAGAATATCCTCTTCCTTTGCCGTCATATACTTTATTGTAATATTACCAGAGGATAATGGATTGTTTTTTGGGTAAAGTTTTCCTTTAGATGGAAGCTCAAGTACCTGTGTTGGAAAATCAAATTGCTTTTCACTCATAACTTTGTGTTTTATTTTGTTTGTATATATAAATACATAAATTTAAAAAATTTGAAATAAAAAAAGGGATACCTTTTGAGTATCCCTTTTGTTATATCTAAATGTATTATTAGTACTCTAATATAGCGTAATCGTATGTAAGAGTTAATTCTATCGTTGCAGGTTCGTTTTCGCTTGAGAAATCAAGTTCACCAAACGCAGCTCTTGAAATGAATGCACCCATAATAGTCCATTTTTCAATCTTATCACCAACAGGTCCTAACATATAAAAGTTAAGATTTTTCTTATAGAATTCAGCGTATCCATCTCTACCGGTAATAGATTCATGAGATAAACGTACCCACTCCATTACATATTGTGCCGCTGATGGAACAATTGGGTCATAAAGTGTAATAGTTAAATCTTGCCACTCACCTTTACCTTTTAGTTTTCTATAAACGTTAATGTGGTCAATCTTTACAGTTTGAAACTGAATTTCTGGTCTATTTGCCGCCTTTACCATATATGCTGGAATGCCAGTATCTGCCATTTCCATATAGTAACGATTCTTCATCTTTGGCTCAAACTGAGCGAAAGTCATTTTATCATACGATAATATTAAATCATCTGCCATTTTTCTTTCCTTTTAATTTATATTAATAAATATTCAATTTATTTCTTTCCCATATTATGCTGAGAAACTTGCTCCAGTTGGTAAGATGTTGAAATCTATTACAATAAATTCCGCTGTCTTTGTTGGTTGGAGGAAGATAGCTCCCGCTAATATGTTTCTATCAATTACATCTGGTGTATTATTTGTGTCATCCATTACAACGTTGAAAGCGTATAAGCCTTGTCTTTGTTGAATTGATTCCAAATAAGGAGTTACAGTATTGATAAATCTGCTTCTCGTTTCAGAAGTATTTTGTTCAAATACTAAATATCTAGATGTAGATGCAATAAATTTCTTCACAGCAATCAATAATCTTCTTACGTTGATTCTATCTAATGCCGATGCTTTATCTTGCAATGTTTTTTGTCCGAATGCTACAATACCTTGACCAGGGAAAGAAGCGATTGGGTTTACTTTGTTCTCATATAGAGTATCTCTTTCAGCGTGTGTAAGTCTATTTAATACACTCACAGCACCGATGATACCACCTCTATTTAAACCAGCAGGTGCAAACCATTCTGCAGATAATCTATCACTACTTGCAAATACTGCAGGTAATAATACTGATGGTGGAACAGTTGTCATCTTATTGGTATTAACATCAATTGTTTTTAACCAAGGATAGTAACAAGCTGCGTAGTTTGAATCAACTGCGTTTGCTTGTTCAGTTGCAGTTGTAATGTCAGAATCGTAATCAGTAAAGTCAGCGATATAGAAACAATCTTGTCTATCTTCACACATATCGATAATTCTTTGTGTGATTGCTGGATGTAATTCTCTATTAATACCAGGTGCTGCCACTAAATTGATATCATATTCATCAGGGTTTGATAAAGCGTTGATTGCTTTAGTATATCCTACCGAACCAGATGCGGTGGATGTTCCACAGTTAAATCCTTGATTGTTAGCCGCTCCCCATATATCAACATTATTTAAATCTTTATCACCAGCTTTAGCGATAGGAATTGTTGGATTAACACCATCAAACCCTCCTTGGAATGCTACCAGGAATTGTCTTTTAACCATATCAACAGCGGCTGAACCGGTCATTTTATAAGTCAATTGAGAATCGAATGCAAATAGTGTGTTTGCACCAGTTGTTGCTCCGTCAGGAATTGGTTTTAAATATTGTTGGTTATCAATAACAACTCCAGTTGTTTCATAATCAAATCCAGCAAAATAAAGTGGAGATGAAGATGTGTTATTAGCAGAACCGGTTTGGAAAACAACTGCTGGGATTAAACTATCACTTGCAGTAGTTTTAATTGGTAATTCATATGCTTTGTGTCCAAATGGTGCTGCTGAAATTGGGAATGAACCTTCTTTAGCAACTTCAACTCTTATATGAAGTGATTTGTTTGAATAATCACCGAATTCAGTAATTTTACCATTTGCATCAGTTTCAAAATATCTGTCACCGATTACTCTAGCAATATATCTAGGAGATGATGGGTCAAGGTTTACATTATTCCATGTTTCCATTACACTCTTTCTCTTATCGGTATCGCCATATGTTCTAAGCGTTACAGAGAATACAGCATAATCAGTTGAACCATCTTCACCAGCTGCTCTTACATTTGAAATTCCAATTTTATATTTTCTATTATAAAGATTACCATGTCCAATCGTATGGAAACGGAAAAGTTCATATCTTAAATCGTTGTTATCTTTTTGTGATAATATCCAAGGAGTAGTTGCTGTTGTTGCATCGTATGCAAAATCTTGTGTTGGTAATTGTACCACACTAATCACAACTCCTTGTGCACCACCACCATCGGTATCGTACTCACTTGCTACATTTTCAAAATAAGTGTATGAATATGCATGTTTAGAACCAAATGGAGATTCACCAAATACATCTCTAATATCATTTTGAGATGATGGTAATACAGATGCAGAAACCAAACCTATACCAGAACCAGAAAGTAAGAAAGAACCAGAGAATGCCGCTCTACCATCGCTAGTTAAAACCGATGATGGGAATCCTACTCCTTCATCACCAACTCTTGTTGAATGTAGAGTTGCAACGATTTTTTCTCCAAACGAACCAGATGCTTTAATTGCAATTGGTGCGGTTTGTAAATATCCACCGATTCCACCAACTCTTACGATTGTTGCTGAACCTGCTTCTCTTAAATAATTTTGTACTGCGTATTCAGTATAATAGGTCCCATCAGGTGTTCCAAAAATAGTTTCAAACTCTGATTGAGTTCTTACTACAGTTGGTACATATACAGGTCCTTGTTTGAAAGGTCCTATAAATGCGCCACCAATTTCACCTACTCCCTGTGCTAAGAAGGACAGGTCATTTTCTCTTGTGAATACACCAGGTGATACAATTCTTTCTGCCATTTTATTTCTCCGATTTGATTTTGATTGTTGGTATTATTTTTTGTATAACAATACACATATAAATATAATGAAAATACCCAAAACACAATTTTATTAGTTAAAGTGTTTTGGGTATATACTATTTTTAAATTAACCTATTGAGCTGCTTGAGATGCATATAATGCCTGACCGGATAATGGGTCTGGCGTTACTGAACCAGATAATGACCCGGTATACCAAGGTAATTCGGTTTCTCCAACGATTTGTACAACATTTCGCTGACCATCTATATCTTTTTGGATTCTACCAATTATATGGTCCCAATAGTTTGTTGCAGTATTTGAACCACTAACGTGATTTTTTATCCATCCTAATACTTGCTCTTCTGTTAGTTCATTATATGATGTAAAAGTACTTACATTAACGTCAGATGCTTTAAATGGAGTTGCACCAGTAAATTTTCCACTATATCCATCATCATCAGTAACTACTACTTCCCAGTTAGTTCCAATGATAACTCCCTCTAGACCTTCATGATTTTGTTTTCTTAGTCCTTTTAATGACCAACTTTGTGTATATGCCATAGCTTACTATTTTATCTATAAATATATGTGTTTTTAAAAAAAGTAACCAATTTAGTTTTTATTTAAAATTTTATGAACTATTGTTTTTAGTTCTTCAATTTCTTTGTTTTGTTTTTCTATAATTTCTTGCTGCTCTTTAACTGATTGTATCAATACAGGTACAATCTTTTCAAGTTGTACAGTTTTATAGTTTTGTCCGGATATTGATTTACCATCGGATAATGCATCAAACGGAGCAGGTTTAATAGCTTGTGGTATTACTTTCTCAACTTCTTGTGCAATTACCCCAATATCATGCCTATCAACCGGATTAAATCCTAAATCATCAACAATATCTTTCCAATCAAAGTAAACACCTCTCAATCTTTTCAACATTCCTAATGCATCTGAAATTGTAGTGATATTTTCTTTTAATCTTTCATCCGATGAATATGCAATAATGTTACCTGCTGCATACATATCACCACCCGGTGTCAATTGCCATCTATTTGCACCCATTGACCATCCACCGATACGAATTACGTTATCAACATCAAGTCCCATATTAGTTGCAAATACACCGTATTTATGCCAAGAGAAGAATGCGGTTAAGTTACTATTTGCACAGGCTTGTAAGTTTGCAGTATTGGTATCGTTTACATAATATGCTCTATTTGTTACAAATTGGAATTCATAGTTTGGTTGAGAGAAACCACCATTTGTGTTGGTGTATCTAAATCTACCATCACCAGAACTACTACCAAAATAGTATCCAGTATCGTCAAGATCGTAATAAATTCTAGCCTGTACATCGCTGTTTATAAGAACGGTATTACCGGTATGCCAGTTAAGATACATTGGATATCCCGGTCTAGCATCAATGTGTAAGTTACCATTTGATGTAAACATTTGTGCCCAATCACCTATATGGTTATTAGCACCAACTCTTAAATAAGCTCCCCACCACCAGTTAGGTCCGTGAAGTGTACCACCTCTAATTCTTAAACCTTGGTTATCAGTATTGTGTTGGTCTAAATAATATCCAGTATCTTGGTTATCATAGAAAATTGGCGCTCTTAATGAACCACCTGCTTCTAAATATTGGTCTACATAAACACCCCATCCAGTAGTAACCATTCTTCTAGAACCAGCATAGTACATATTCAACTCAGCTCCACTCATGTACCAAATCCAACCTCTAGCACTATCGTGAAGACCAACGTTATCACCCATAGTACTCATAAAGGTATATCTACTACCAATACCATACCCATACCATCCATTTCTACCACCACCATAAGTTGCTATATGGCCATATGGATTGCCCTCACACTCTGGAGACCAAATACCTCTACCATAAGATTCCCAATAAACACCGGTACATCCTTGTGGTCTGAACCAGTTGTTTGCTAATACATAGTGTAATTGAGATGTACCATTCGGGTCTAATCTATAACCAGAATCGTTTCTATCATAAAAAATATTAGAATATATTTCACCAACACCATAAATACCATTTCCATAATATTCAGATGGTCCAAAGTATCTCATCCATTGATTGGTATAATAGTTCATATAGATTGAATATCCGCAATACGAATCTATATGTAAGTTACCAGGAAGATAAATTCTACCACAACCGTTTCTAGAAATAATTTCACTGTCTACGGTAATACGGCTTAATGCAGATGTACCATTAGGGTCTGAATAGAATCCGGTATTATTTGAATCATAAACGATAGTTGCATAAAAATCACTAGAATATTCATTCAGACCATACATTGCAATCTTTCTCCAACCAGACGGTGAAGACCAAACATTTCTAAACCACAATCCACTAATAGGTCCACCAACCATTTGCCAACCGTATCCACAACCATATCCACAAGTATAGTGAGCGGTTTGAATACCGGTCCAGTGAGATGTACCCGCTGGTTGGTTACCAGGATTACCCCAGCTATCAAAGAATCCACTACCCCAGTTCCAAACGGAGTTAAGGTCAGTTGTACCCCAACCCATTGAACCAACCCAATAGTTACTATCACCGGTGAAATCCCAACGAGGTGAATTATATTTTGCGGTATTACCCATAGAAGCTTTTGTTCTATCGGTAAATCTATTCATATTCGATGTACCATTACCATCAAAATAATATCCAGTATCGTGGTCATAATATATGGCTGCTCTAACATCGGAATGTGCATAAATACCATGTGACCTCATCGATGCTCTATCCGAACCGGCATAATATAAGTTTAGTTCGCCACCACTCATATACCACACCCATCCTCTAGCACTGTCATGCATACCAACGTTGTCACCACCGGTACTCATCAGGGTATAACGGCTGAATATACCATATCCACCCCATCCGTTTCTACCACCTCCGTTTGTTGCAACGTGCCCATAAGGATTACCCTCACATTCAGGTGACCATAGTCCTCTACTATATGATTGGAAATAGAATCCAGCACAACCTTGTGCTCTGAACCAGTCATTTGCATATACCGCACTCATTTGAGAAGAACCATTCGGGTCTATATAATATCCGGTGTTATTACCATCATACCAATATCCGGCATAGAATGTACCACCACCTATGTTTCTATCGTACAACATCACCTCATACCAAGGATATGTTGTACCACCCCATTTACCTCTTAACCACCAACGGCTTCCTGCGTCATGCGCACCTACCATTTGCCAACCATACGCAGAACCACCATCAGATGATGCGTAGTGTTGACCCGAAACTATACCTTGTGCGTGAACATAACCACCGCCTTGAGGGTGACCAGTTCCACCACCCCAAATATCCCATCCCCCAAAACCAGATTTCCAAGCGTTATCCCAGTTTCCAGCAGATGTACCCCATCCAAAAGTACCCGTCCAATAGTTTACATCACTTGTATAATCGAATCTAGGAGTAATCCAATGATAACCCCTATTCATTGCGGCATGTGTTCTTTGAGTAAATCTATTTAAGTTAGATGTACCATCCATATTAAGATACCAGCCATTATCATTATAATCGTAAATTATTTGAGGTCTAATACCACCACTACCAGGTACTTGAATAGTATTACTACCCTCACCCATATACATTGTCATAGATGAGTTGTTACCATACCAATGTTGTGCCTCAACTACATATGCTGAGAAATCCCAACGAGGTTCGTTGTTTACGTTATTAACAAGTTTAATTCTATTACCAACAATATAGTTTGTACGAGATGTTGATGCAAAATCACCATAATAACCACCATCATTTGAATCGTAATAAATTGGAGCGTACATTGCACCACCAACGGATACAGTACCACCAATAAATGCACCACCTGCAAAACCTAAACGAGAATAAGTTGTACCATTATCTTTTAATGCCAAATGATGTCCATATCCACTTCCATACTCATAACCCAATCCGTACATATTACCAAGTGGCCAAGATTCACCAATCGTCCAAATTACTTTTGCCGATGTACCTGCGTTATTATAATCACCCATCAAACCACCACTATTTCTACTTACCAAATAGTTACTATACCACATTCTACCATTTTGCTCCGTTTGATTGAAGTTATTAGTAGAAGCAGGGTCTGAATAATATCCTGTGTTATTTTGGTCATAGAATATCGGAGAACGCATTGAACCATACGCCCATAGATTACCAGATGTATCACCTTCTACAACATTACTACCACCAGAATTTCTAAAAATAAAGTAGCTAGCATATTGGAAATACCAGTTACTACTATGATATTGAATTTTTCCAGCATATTCACCATCCCATCCAGAAGAGTCTGCTCTCCAACTACCATGAGTTCTTATCGCAGTTGTACTATCACCATTAAAATAATAAGTTGAGTTTGTATCGTAGAATATTGGAGCTTGTACATAGTTTACACCATAAATGTCTCTACTTCTTAATACCTGAAGGTCACCAGAAATCCAGCTATATGAATCAGATTCGATTGCCGCCGAATATCCTTCAGCAACATCCATTACACCATCGTAATATGTACCATTTTGTATTTTACGAAGAACAACTTGTCCATAAGACCAAGAAGAACCACCAGTACCAATTACGATACAATATCTACCATCTTTAACACCAACTCTAACTTGCTTATCAGTATATCCTACTACGTTTGCGTTATAGTTATACCACGCACCATTCCAGTTATGTCCACCAACAATTACAGTTGCTGCCGCATTTCCATTATATTCATAAATGTCAATTACGGCGTGAATCATACCATAGTTACCGGTTCCACCAGGGAATTTAATAATTACGGCACCGGTTGCACCAGTTGCACCCCAAACTGCGTATGGTCTACCAACAATATTTCTTTGTTTAATACCACCTTGAATTCTTAAAGATGTTGCGGTTGAAGCTGGATTTAAGAAATATCCAGTATCATCATAATCATAAAATATACTTGCTCTTACATCACTAAAGTTTGTAGCAGAATTACCACCACCATTTATACCACCATACAACCAGTTATATCCGGCTGAATAGATACCATTTGGATGCCAAGAAGCATTACCCGTTCCACCAACGTTACCATTACCTCTATAAGAATAAGCGTAAACTTCATTCAGATTAGATGTAGATGCCGGGTCTAAATAATATGCAGTAGATGTGTAATCATAATAAATTGGAGAACGAACCGAACCGAAAGAATATAGGTTAGATGAACTATCCATATATCCTTTTTGTGAGTTTCCAATTCTAAATTCAACATAGTTTTCAGAACCCAACATTAAATACGTTGATGAATATACACCAGGTGCTCCCCAAGCTGCTCCTAACCTTACATCACTTACACCATTACCTTCTGGATTTTGAACTCTAAACCCACTATCGTTTGTGTAGAATTTAACTCGATTTGATGACCCACCTTGTAGTACAAATCCGCCATTTGCAGGATTTGTATAATATGTTGAATCATCTAAATCATAATAAATTGGTGCGTACATTGAATTATACGAAATAGTCGCATCTGGTTGTAATCTAAAATCTTCGGAGTTGTTATACGCAAATCTTAAATAATCGGATGCACCATTATCAACTAATAAGTTCCATCTATTACTTTCATCAGAAGAATATAAATTCAATCCATCATCCCAACTCGTACCACTTGCTACTAAATTAGTTTTTCTAATTCTTGAAGTACTATTTGGGTCAATATAATAGTTTCTATCATCATAATCATACATAATACTATGCATTGCATATGTTGATGTAGTTTGATTATAAGTTGTATTGTTACCAATTACACCAGAACCTAGTGGAACTCTTGGTACACCACCCGGATCAGCTACACTATATTCAATTGAACCAATGTTATCATTATTGAAATTCATGTCCGCAGATACAGACATTCTATAACGAACTCCATCTAATAATAACATATAGAACCAATATCCACTACCGGCTAAATCTCTTGGACCAGCTTGGTAGATATAATATCCATATGGATTTTGGTTAGCGTTGTAAGAACCATGTTCAGTATAGAAATACCACATATTTTCTTGCCCACTATGCCATTCTCTAGAATTTATTACAAATTCCGCAGTACAACCACCATACGGGTTACTACCATTATCACTAATTGCACGAGATATAGAAAGTCTAACTGGTGAACCACCACTATTGAATCTACTAATACTAAATCTTACCCATCTTCTATTACCATTAAATGTACCAGGAACATCAATATATTGTTCGTTCTGATAAGTTTTATTTACTTGTAATGCGTTTAATCTAGATGTTGATAATGGATTGGTATAATATGATGTATTATCGGAATCATAAAATATTGGTGCTCTAAAATCAGAAGATGCATATGCGACACCACTTTCATTTACAGAGAATAATTCATTCGTTGATTTAATTGCATTATTACCAACTATAAATCTTACACCGGTATCATTATTATTAGAATCAATACTTACACGAACATCACCGGCACTTGCTAAGTTTAATATATTACCAGATGAATTATTTTGTATAACGGTTACATCATAGGTATTATCTCTATAAATACCAGCCGCTGTATCCGATAAATAAAATGCCCCACCATTTCCGGCTGCATTTGAATATACTGAACTCTTTGCCCAAACAATACCATCATTTCTAACTTCTAATGCAGCTCCACCAGTACCAACTCCACTTACGGCAAATCCTTCATTAGTACCACCACCTGTCCAAATAATATTTTTAAGTTGTGCTCCTAAATTTGTAGTAGAAGTAGTTGTTCTAAATCTTGCTCCCCAAGTGTTTGGTTCATTATTTACCTATACCAGTATTACCTGCTATGTAAGCCTGTTTTGTACCTAAACTTTGGTCAGTTCCAGAGAATAAATAAAAATCAACTATATTATTTTCATCTTCAATATAAACTGGATAAACACTATCGCCTGCATCATTTGAATATCCTTCAATATACAACATTACCGAATTACCACTATTCCATGTACTATTGTAACTTCCGCCACCTAATGAGAAGTTTTTGATATGACCCGCCACAGTACTACCAGCAGTACCACCCGTTATACTTCTATGCGTTAAAAGGCCTGTGTTTGATATTGTAAATCTATTTGCATTATTTGTTACGTCATAAACAACAAACGAACCATCCGCATTTATAATAGAATAATCGGAATCATTATTAGTATCCGTTAAATTAATTCTTGGATATGTGTAAGATAAAGTTAAATCACCATTAAGTGTAAGTCCAGCAAAAGTTGGAGAATCAGTTGTTCTTATATTCTGATTCATTAAGTAAACTTCGGTTGCACCTTGTCCTGTATCAATCGTACCACTCAAAACTACATTTCCACTTACTGATAAAGTGTTATCTGCTGTCCATCTATCATTTGATTCATCCCAATAGAATGAAACAGTTGATAATGAACCTCTTCTAACTTCAATACCCGCATTTTCAGTTGGTGTGCCAGTTGTGAAGTTTGAATTAAGAGTTATAATATTATCCGCTAATAGGATTGTTTCAGTATTAATTGTAGTTGTTGTACCACTAACTGTCAAGTCACCGGTAATAACCGCATTACCAGTAACTGTCAATAAAGTTCCATTAAAAGTTAAATTACTTTCAACCGTTCCATTTGGTGCAGTTCCGTTTAATGTAATTACACCATTATCAGTTGTACCAGTTAATGCTAATAATCCAGATGAACCAGATGTACCTTGTGTACCAGATGTTCCAGATGACCCGGATGAACCACTACTTCCAGATGTTCCAGATGAACCACTACTGCCTGATGAGCCACTGCTTCCAGATGAACCAGAAGTACCGCTACTTCCGGATGAACCGGATACTCCAGATGAACCTGATGTGCCTGAACTACCACCGGTGCCTCTTGTTCCAGATGACCCGGATGTACCAGAACTACCACTCGTGCCATCTGCTCCAGTTTTTCCACTTGTACCAGAACTTCCACTACTACCAGATGTGCCACTACTACCAGATACTCCAGAAGAACCAGATGAACCTGAACTTCCCGATGTACCTACTGCACCATCTTTACCAGATGTACCACTACTTCCATTACTTCCACTTTGTCCAGAAGTACCAGATGAACCAGAAGTACCTGAACTACCAGAAGACCCTGCAGAACCTCCCGTACCACCCGTTGAACTTGTACCAGATGAACCAGATGTACCAGAACTTCCAGATGAACCAGAAGTACCCGAACTACCCGATGAACCTGAACTGCCACTCGCTCCACCTACTCCACTACTACCAGAAGAACCAGATGAACCAGATGTGCCACTACTTCCAGAAGAACCAGAACTACCAGATGAGCCACTCGTTCCCCCACTACCAGCAGTACCAGAACCACCACCTGCTCCAGTTAGACCAGATGAACCTGCGCTACCAGATGTACCAGATGAACCAGATGTTCCGTTACTTCCATCTTTACCAGAAGTACCAGATGACCCGGATGTACCAGATGAACCAGAATTATACCAGATGTACCATCTTTACCAGAAGAACCAGAAGAACCGTCTTTACCGGATACTCCACTAGTTCCTGATGAACCAGAACTTCCAGATGAACCAGAAGAACCTGATGTTCCCGATGAACCAGATGAACCCGATGAACCACCGCTTCCCGATGTACCAGAAGAACCTGAACTACCTGAACTACCAGAAGAACCTGAACTACCTGAACTACCAGATGTACCACTACTTCCAGATGAACCAGAGGTACCAGATGACCCGGATGTTCCAGAAGAACCAGAACTACCAGAAGAACCTGATGTTCCAGAAGAACCAGATGAACCTGAGCTACCTGAAGTTCCTGAAGAACCCGCAGAACCAGTTGTACCAGAGCTGCCACTTGTTCCAGATGTACCAGAAGTACCAGAAGTTGCTGCTGCAAATCTTCTACTAACTCTACCAGTAGTTGTATTTAATACCAACACTTCATTTGTTGTGTTATCGGTTGGTATCGTATCAGGAGTTCCAACGAATATAGAACCACTTATGTTTAAACTACCTGTGATTTCTTGTCTATCGGATGTAGCATCCCCAAATTTATTTGAACCAGATGAATAAATTACGGATGATGAAATAAATGTTGTACTTATTTCAGTTGATGTAATCTTACCACTAACATTAATATTACCAATTATATTTGCATTACCGGTTACATTTGCATTTCCAGTTAGAGTTAATCCACCACTTATATTTGTTGGTACATTTACTACCAATCCGTTATTAGGTGAAATTTGTGCAACTGCAGAACCTGATTTTATTCTATTGATATCACCAATCGAATCCGCTTGTATATTAAATAGTCCACTACCATCTCCTCTAAATATTGATGCCGATACCGACCCAGTTATTAATGTATTTGCATTAATTGTAAGTGTTTCTGATGCTGGAGTATCGATTATTGATGTTTCAATTTTAGAAGCAGAAAAAGGTATCGCGTTTACAATACTAATTGAATTTGGGGAAGCACTTATAACAGGGCTTCCACTAACATAAAGTGATATTACGCTAGAACTTACTTGATTTAATCCATTTGGGTCAATACCTATAAAACTACTCATCTACCTAATTTACTTTTTTTATGATAACTCTAACGCTGAAATGATTACATCTGCAGACGATGCCACAGATGATACTACTGCTAAAGTATCTGTTGCTTCCATAACTATTTTTTGTTCGCCACCTACAAGAACTACTGATGACCCTTGGGTAATAAGTACATCTTTTACTAAATATACGGTTTTAGTTGCCGAAGTATCCGTCAATCTAACACTTACCGATATATTTTGTGTTGCTACATTTGCAACATTAACTCCAATAATAGTAGTAGTGGTTGCAGATGGAACTGAATACACTATTGTATTCGATGTTCCGATTGAACCTGTAATACTATTTTTAAATACGTTTGCCATCTATATTTTTATTTTATCCTAAAGCAATAGCATATGCTAAAGAGGTATCTAGTACATCTACTCCATCTACTAAATATCCACCCGCAGTTAGGTTCATAGAACCCGTCAAAATTACCGAGCCAGTTATGGATAATCGGTTATTTACATTTAGGTTATCAAATGATGCCTGCTGTACATCGATAGTTCCTTTAAAAGAACCCGTCAATGAACCTGTAAACGAACCGCTTAAATCCGCAAAAGCGAAATTTCTATCCTGTGAAATTGAACCCGAAAATATGGGATTGTGTATTACCATTTTACCTGCTTACTTTTGTTATAGGTATAAATATAAACGAATCCTTCTTTTAAGGTTTTATTGGCCATTCAATATTAAACGGGTCTATTTGGTTTGTTATATCTCTTAAATTTTGTCTATATTCTGTCCAAACTGATTTAATTTCAGTTGGTATGTCCGATAATTGAGTCCAATCACACTCCGATAATAGCTCGTTTCTAATATCTCTAATATTAGCCCATTTTTCTTCTACTCGTGTATTGATTAGTTCCTGTGTTGCATCGGTTATTACCCAATTTTGATAATAAACTCCTTCAATTAGTATAGGAGTTTCTTCGGACACTATTTTTGTGTAGTTATTTGGTTTAGGAGTCTGTCTTACTTCATACATATCCCACGATAATAAATCGTTTTCAGTAAGTTCCAAAGGGAACGTTACATTTTTATTATCCGTTTTTAAATTTTCAATAGAATACGGATATTGAATTTCGTTATTTATAATTCTTAAATACATATTATTTCCAAATTGTAGGTATTGAAGCGTAATTTGATAAATTTATACAATTTCTAAAAGCATCCGTTCCAAATGGAGTAGGAACTCTATTCCATAAATCGGGTGCCGTTCCAGTCATTGCATTAGCAGTTGTTGCCATATTATATACGTTTACAAAAGTACTCACCGAAGTATTATATGTAAATTGTAAAGGTTGAGTTACAGCATAGCAGTTTCTAAAAGTTGAAGCAAAACTAATTGCGTTTATATTCAAATCAAAAAGAGTTGATGGTACAGTACTCAATGAAGTACAAGTACTAAAACATGCTGCAAAGTTTGTAGCTGATACGTTTTCATCAAATAATCCCGTAGGTATTGATGTAATTGGTGTATTTGTAAAAGTATCGGTAAAAGTAGTTGCGTTTGGAGAATATGCAAACAAATCCGCAGGGATTGATGTTAATCCGGTATTTCTCATAAAACTAGCAAAGGTAATAACTTCTGCTAATCCAGTATATCCACCAACTCCACTTAAAGAAGCACTACCAGGAATAGTTGTTAAATTAGAACAACCATAAAAATCAATTGCTCTCAATCCAACAGTACCCCATTGTATTAATGCAACAATAAGAGGACGAATCGCCGCATTATTATTAACCTTAAAATACGGCATAAACCCGCTTATACTAATATCATATGTACCAGCACTAACGTATGTATGCGTTTTATCCAAATCAGTTGATGAGGTAATTGTAGAAGAACTACTATCTCCCCAATTAACCGTAAAGGTAGGAGTAAACCCAGCATAATCAGCAAT